TTTTATCTGCATATAGACATTCTTCTTCAAATTTTAGAGTTCTATATAGTTTAATAAGATCCGATTCTAGCGAAATTCCTCAGGCATTTGAATTATTTCCTGGATATAATAATCTAAAGTATACTGATACAAATCAATATTCTATTGCTGATCCAGCAAAAAATGATGGACTTCCAGATCTATTTGTGAGACCAAGTTTGGATAATGAATTTTTAGAATATCAATTTACTGCAGACAATTTAGACCTATTTACTGGATATGCAATTAAAATTGTAATGTCAGGCACCAATCAGGCGCATCCAGTAAGAATCAAAGAACTTAGAACAATTGCAATCCGATGATAAGAGTAGAAGGACATCCAAATCTTTACAGAGATGAAGGATCAGGCGCAATTATAAATTGCGATTCTGTCGCATATAACCAATATGTAAATTCATTAAATGTTAGAGATTCTCAAAAAAGAGAATTAAATGAAATGAAAAAAGATATTGATGAAATTAAATTTCTTCTTAAAGAGTTATTAAATGGATCCAAATAATATTGATTTGAAAAGTGTTAATAAATTATTCGAATATGAAAAACATGCCAGAGTAATAGACCAATTAAATGTAGATGAATTGAAACTATTTGCAAAATTATACTTTAAACTATATCTAAAACAACAAGAAGTAATATCTTCTCTAGGTTCTCTGTAAATATAAATAAAAAGTAGATGTTGAAAAATGGTTAAATGGCAGCAGTATATGTCACTAATATAGTAATAAATTCTGGTGCAAATTTTGTACAATCTTTTAATTTGGAGAATGATGCTACAGACTCCCCATTAGATTTAACTACTTATCAAGTTGGAGCGCAATTTAGAAAATGGTCCGGCAGTTCAACTTCGGTTAGTTTTGCTACAACTGTAATATCTCCTCCAAGTTCGGGAGTAGTAGTATTATCTTTATCTCCAGAAAATACGACATCTTTAAAACCAGGTAGATATGTCTATGACATATTACTTACTGACAATTTTACTGGCATTAAAACACGTATAATTGAGGGAATGGTCCTTGTACGAGAAGGAGTTACTCGATAATGTCAAATATAAAAGTAAGAGTTGGACAGCAAAATTCAATAAAAGTAGGAGTTGGACAGCAAAATTCAATAAAAGTAGTTTCCAGTGCTGGTGGGGCCTTATCTCTACCAACTTCATTAAATGTAATTGGTGGAATTGCATCAGTTACACAATTAAATGTTAGTGGAATATCAACATTTGTTGGAGTAGCAACTTTTAAAAATGATGTTTATATTGATGGTGATCTTATCGCCACAAACGCTAATATAACTGGAATTGCAACAATTGCTTCTTTTTATTATCAAGCATATAATACTGGAGGAGTTGCATATTTTGACTCTACCGGTCGTATGGTCTCTACTGGTTCTACCAGCAGTGCAATTAATTATACCAACTATATACTTACAACAGATAATGTTGGAATTACTACCTGGTCAAGCACAATGGATGGGGGGGAATACTAATGTCAAAACCAGCAAGTAGACAACAACTTATAGAGTATTGTCTAAGACGCCTAGGTGCTCCTGTGTTGGAGATTAACGTTGATGATGATCAGATAGATGATTTAGTTGACGATGCCCTCCAGTACTTCCAAGAGAGGCACTTTGATGGTGTTGAGAGAATGTATCTGAAGTATAAAATTACTCAAGCAGATCTTGATAGAGGTAGAGGTAGAAATACTGATGGAGTTGGCGTAACTACAACTACAGCAACGTCAAATGTTACTGGTATTGGAACTGTATCATATAATTTTTACGAAACTTCAAATTATATTCAAGTACCAGATTCAGTTGTAGGTATTGAAAAAATCTTTAAATTTGATACTAGTTCCGTTTCTGGTGGAATGTTTAATATTAAATACCAACTGTTTTTAAATGATTTATATTATTTTAATTCCATTGAACTTTTACAATATGCAATGGTTAAATCATATTTGGAAGATATTGATTTTTTATTAACTACAGATAAACAGATTAGATTTAATAAGAGACAAAATAGATTATATTTAGATATTGATTGGGGATCACAACCTAAAGATCAATATATTGTTATTGACTGTTATAGAATATTAGATCCTAACACATTTACTAATGTTTATAACGATAGTTTTATTAAAAAATATCTTACAGCATTAATTAAAAAGCAATGGGGACAAAATTTAATTAAATTTAGAGGCGTTAAATTGCCGGGGGGAATTGAGTTAAATGGCAGAGAACTATATGATGATGCTGAACGAGAATTAGAAGATATTAAGCAAAGAATGATGCAGGAATATGAACTTCCACCTTATGATTTTATTGGTTAATTATGGCACTTAATCCCTTTTTTCTACAAGGTTCTGCAAATGAACAAAGATTAATTCAAGAACTCATAAATGAGCAATTGAAAATATATGGAGTTGAAGTTATATACATTCCAAGAAAATTTGTAAGGAAAGAAACTATTATAAGAGAAGTAACATCATCAAAATTTGATGATAATTTTGCTCTTGAAGCTTATGTACAAAACTACGAAGGATATAGTGGTTCTGGAGATATTCTGACAAAATTTGGAATGAATTTGAAGGACGAACTCACTTTAATCATTTCAAAAGAAAGATTTGAGGATTTCATTTCACCATTTTTAGAGGCAATGAATGATGATGAAATTATATTATCATCCAGACCAAGAGAAGGTGATATTGTGTATTTTCCTTTGGGTGGAAGATTGTTTGAAATTAAATTCGTTGAGCACGAACAACCATTTTATCAATTAGGTAAAACATATGTTTATGAGTTAAAGTGTGAATTATTTGAATATGAAGATGAACTTGGTGGATGGGATAATGAAAATACAACAGTGGATGAGATTGATAGTAAGTTAATAGATCAAGGTTATATAAATTCTCTAGAATTATTCTCATTTGGACAAACTGCTACAGGAACCGCAACTACTGTATCCGGATATATTAGGAGAGTTATTTTAAATAACGATGGATATGATTACATCTCTATACCAAATGTTGCAATTTCATCAGCACCTGCAGGAGGCACGAATGCAACTGCTGTAGCAATTACAACACAAAAGGGTGGAGTATATTCAGTACAAAGTATTTTATTAACAAATCCTGGTGCTGGATATACCGTAACTCCTATGGTTACAATCACTGGGGGAAATGGTGCAGGAGCACTAGCAACTTGTGAAATTGTAACTAATTATTGTGGTACATCGATTATAGGAATACAAACTTTTGGAAGTGGATATCCAGTAGCACCAAGTGTTGCTTTTAGTACTCCTTCTGCAGGATTGGCGGTTACTGCACGAGGAATTGTATCTATAAGTACTGCAGGTAGTATAATACAAATATTAATTTCTGATGCCGGAATTGGATACACTATGAATCCCATAGTAACAATAAACCCACCCCCAATTATTACCGGAATAGGAACATTTTTATCCAATGAAATTGTTACTGGATCAATTTCGGGAGCAATTGCAAGAGTTAAAACTTGGAATAAAGTTCAAAATATTCTTAAAGTTGGAACAACTGATGGAGATTTTGTTCCTGGAGACATTATTGTAGGATCTGCATCATCTGCTATGTATAGTGTTAAAAATGTGTCTCAAGGAGAATTTCAAGATAAATATGAACAAAATGATGAGATTGAACAGGAAGCAGATTTCATCGTTAATTTTTCAGAATCAAACCCATTCGGTAATTATTAATGCTAGGAACTTACTATTACCATCAAATAATTAGAAAGACAATTATTTCTTTCGGAACATTATTTAATGAGATATACATTAAACACAAAGATAAAGATGGTGATCCCTATAATGAACTGAGAGTTCCATTGGCATACGGTCCAATGCAAAAGTTTTTAGCAAGAATCGAGCAACAACCTGATTTAAACAAACCAGTTGCAATTACATTGCCAAGAATATCTTTTGAAATGACTTCTATTAAATATGATTCATCAAGAAAAGTGGGTGTTACTCAAACTTTTAAAGCATCGGATGGTACAAACCTAAAGAAGGTTTTTATGCCTGTTCCATATAACATTGGTTTTGAACTTAACATCTTAACAAAATTAAATGATGATGCTTTACAAATTGTTGAACAAATTCTTCCGTACTTTCAACCAACATTCACATTGACAGTAGATCTTGTAGATTCTATCGGAGAAAAAAGGGATATCCCAATTATTTTAGATTCAGTATCTTTTAAAGATGATTATGAGGGAGATTTCTCAACCAGAAGATCTTTAATATATACATTACAATTTACAGCAAAAACATATCTGTTTGGTCCGATTGCCAACACCACAGATGGACTTATTCGCAAAGTTCAAGTTGATATGTATACCAGTACAGATACTACAACTGCTAAGCGTGAAATGAGATATACGGTGATTCCAGATCCAATTGATGTAAATTCTGGTGATGATTTTGGATTTAATGAGAATTGGGAATTCTTTAACGATTCCAAGACTTATAGTCCAACGCAACAAACGGATATTTGATGAGTAAATATGGCAAATGATTTTGAATCTATAGATAAAGCATTAAATACCAAAAGTATTATTGAAGTTGAAGCAAAACCATTAGAAATAGAATTAATAAAATCCACTTCAAGTGATGTACAAAAAGATTATGAATACAGTAGGGCGCAGTTATACTCTCTTATAGAAAAGGGACAGGAAACACTAAATGGAATTATGGAATTGGCTGCAGAAACTGATAGTCCAAGAGCATATGAAGTTGCTGGTCAAATTTTAAAGAGTGTGGCAGATACTGCAGATAAATTAATCGATCTTCAGAAGAAAATGAGAACTATTGAAGATGATGCTATAAAGACTACCAATAATGTGACAAACAATGCAGTATTTGTTGGATCAACTTCAGAACTACAAAAATTACTCAAACAAGGTTTTCTAAATAATAAAGATAACTCTTAATATATAAATGCAACTGAAGTCTCATAGAACAGTTGAACAAGTTGATAAGCACAATCAAACTCCAGATACTTGGGCAAAAAAGAACATGGAAGAAGATCTTCGACTTTGGTTTGGAAAAAATGATGAAGGTGGAGTTGGTGGTGGTGGATGGGATAGATATAACAGTAAAGGAGAGAGAATTGGCAAATGTGCGAAGAAAAATCCAAACGAACCGAAACCGAAATGCCTAAGCAAAAAGAAAGCATCCCAATTACGTTCTCAGGGGGGTGCAAAGGCGATTGCAAATGCCGTGACAAGAAAGAGGAAACAAGATCCAATATCCGATAGATCAGGTAAAGGAGGAAAACCGATCATGGTATCTAACAAAATTAAAGAAGAATATATTCAAGAAAAAAATGCGCCGACAAATCCTTCACTTTGGTCTCGCATGAAGTCAAAAGCAAAATCAAAATTTGATGTTTATCCAAGTGCTTATGCAAATGGTTGGGCAGCAAAAGAATACAAAAAAGCAGGTGGTGGATGGAAAACTGTAAATGAAGGTAATCTCACTCAAGAAGCAGCAAATGCAGTGCAACAACAAGCAGCAATTGCAATCAATATGAAGGAAAAAGGAATCAAACCAAAATCAGAAGTAAAGGAAGATTGTTGGGTTGGTTATACACAAAAGGGTGTGAAAAAGAAAGGTAAGAAAATGGTTCCAAATTGCGTTCCAGTAAATTCAGAAAGCACTGATTCACTCGATTATACTTGGAATACTCCAGTTCGTGAAAGAGCAGATAGGTATTGTCCAAAATGTGAAAAACTTGAAAGGAGAAGTGAATGTAAATATGGTACAAAATATTGGGATATGTTCTCTTTACCAGCAGAATTAATTAATTCTAAAAAAGATTATAACATAACAATGCCACATCCTGGAAATATGCCAGAGGAAAAGGATCATGAGTATTCAATGGCGCGTTCGGAACTGAATACAATTGCGAATGCTACAAAGAGATTGAAGAAAAAGATGAAAGGAGAAGGTAATATTGAAGCATGGGTTCAGTCAAAGATTACAAAAGCAGCGGATTATATTGACACTGCTGCAGATTATATTGGTAGTGGTGAAAGTAAAGTAAACGAAGATACTACCATTGAAGATGCAAATGGCAATACTTTCATTAGAATTATTGATATTATTAAGGCGGATCGTCTAGTTAAAGAAACAATTAGTCCCACTATTACCGGAGGAAAGACTCTTGAATCTTTTATGATTGAAGCGTCCGCTGCTTGGCAAAGAAAAGAGGGAAAGAATCCTGAGGGTGGTCTAAACAAAAAGGGGATTGCTTCTTACCGCAAAGAGAATCCTGGATCAAACCTCTCGCTTGCGGTTACAACAAAACCTTCC